AGGTTTAACTATAGAGAATCCAAGTAAGAAAGAGTTTTTATACCAAGCCACCCAAAACATTAACAATTTAGATAAAGGGAAATGAAACAAATAGTCGGATGTGGATGTAATCAATGCAAAAGAGGACTACATAGTGGCGGAAAAGATAATAGTCAGAGGTGGGCGTGGAGAAAGATACGTAGGTCTTGGAGACAATTAGGCAAACTTGTAAGTAAATTATCAAGAGGATACACAGACTAACCCATCCACCAAGTCAATTAACAAAATAATTATATAAGATGATTAACGAAAAAGAAAAACTATTAAAACTAGTAGACAAAGCTATTGTTCCACTAATGGAAATATCCACTTTCCTTTGGGAAAACATGGCTAATAGGCTAGATATAGAGGTAAACGCTGGTAAATTTGTATGGGTTTCAGATAAAGACCCTCAATGGGTAGAAAAAACGGCAGTTGAATCTATCCGTAAAGAAACCATAGACGAAGATAATAAGAGGTTCTTGGGGTATGTGGGGGAGGATGAAGAAGAATGTGAACAAATTGTTGGAATAACCAATTATGATTATCTTTGGACTCAGGCACAAAACGAACTCAGACAAGAATTAAGAGATAAGATTAAAGGAAAATGAGCGCTGAATTAAAAAAATCTAAAACAAAGGCGTGGAGAGCGTTTGGTGAATTTATCAGAACTCGTGATTCACTGGAAACAACAGGAACTCCTTTTTCCTGTATTTGTTGCACTTGTGGTAGGGAAATTCCTTTTGGTAAGAATCTTCACGCGGGCCATTTCATTCCAGGGAGGACCAACTCTGTCCTTTTTGATGAAAAAAACTGTCACGGCCAATGTGCTCATTGTAACACCTACCTACATGGGGCTTTGGACAAGTATTATGTATACATGCTCAATAAATACGGAGAAACCGAAATAGACAGGTTAGAAAGGCTCAAAACAACAACAACCAAATTTGTAGCCTCGGACTATGAACTTATTGCGAAGCTTTACAAACAGAAACTAAAGGAATTGTATCAATAATTCTTTCAACATCATCAAACGATAGTTTATATCCGTGTTTCTTGCCTACTTTGATTATTGTTTCGCACAAATTGTCTTCCGTTGCTTCTTTAAGGGCTTCTTTAAGAATTATTTCATCAAACCCCTCATTTTTTCCGCTGGTCATTTGCTACCTTCAATGAATAAAGTACGATATTCACAATACCATAATAGGGGGTTAGTTCTGGCATTTGAAGTATTGCTGAACAAATAGCAGTAATGGCAGCCGAAAGTCCAACCCAAAGAATGGTGCTAACGACGTCGTTTTGTAAAAATGCTTTTAGTTTCATTTTGTTTTTAATTTTTTAATACCAGCCATTATTAATTGCCACCCTGTCATCGCATTAGGGAGTTGGGTAAGGGCGTTTTCATATCGAGCCTTGTAGGGTTTGTAGTAGTCGATTTGTTCCTGCCATGTTTGTTTTTCTACCTTTAGCAGTCTTAGTTCTTCAGTGACAGACTCTAGTGTTTTATCTTTTTCTTTGATAGATAGCCTTAGTTCTTCGACAGTTTTAGCCAAAGATTCTTGGGAAGTTTTCAAATCGTCAATTTGTTTCTGAAGTTTTGCTATCTCTTCCAAGTGTGTGTCTACTACTGGAGGAATTGGGTGCAACCAACCCAAAGTAGGTCCGTAGGTCGCATAGTTTTTATATGCACATAAAGCACCCGATGGGTCATTCTGAGAAAAACAAGTAAATCTGTTGACATCTGCTGAAGTAACAATTGCGACATGGCCATATGGACCGTACTTGGCCCCCCAAATCATTACATCGCCGACTGAGGGAACTCCTGTAGGAGTATTGGCTATCTTTTCAAACCCTTTGGTCTCGTTTGTCCAAATATCCTTAGCGCCGACAACAAGAGGAGTTTGGGCTAAACCTAAAACTTCTTTAACGTACATGCGATATAAATCGACACACTGACCTCCATACGCACCGTCATAATCTACCAACTTACCATTATACTTATCTACGAATTGTTGTAATGTCATAAAAGATGGATTAATAATCCCACCCAAACTATTTCAAGGACTATTATACCAGTTTCTAACAGAACTTTCATAAAAAACTAAATATGTAGTGACCAAAAAAGATGGTCGTAACTAGAAAGGTGGACCAACAAATGAACCAAAATGTAAGCCATTGAAAGAATTCCAAATCTTTAAAAAAACTCATATTAATTTAGTAATTAAAAAAACAATAACAGAAGTTATTACTCCCATGACTGTTCCTGAAATGGCACCAATTATTGATATCTTGCCCGTTAAATTACTTTTCCAGTCTTTAATTACTTCTACATCATCCTCCAAGGATGTCATGCGTTTATCCACCTTAGTTTCTAGTCTAAAAATAGAGTCATTAATATCTTTTAGAAGGTCGTACGCGGAAGGTTTGCTCATGCCATTTTATATACTTTTTTAAAATTAGGTTTACGAGGTTCTTCTTTCGAAATTTTTATCGTTTTATCATCTTTCTTAATTAGAATTTCTCGTATTTTCCTCTCATTACTTTTCATCTATTAATTGCAGGTTTAATAACTGAGATTCAATATTGCTGATGTTCTTATTACACTTAATTCCTTCCTTAAGGCTAATGACCAAAATAACACTAGAGAAGATTATTGATATTAAGATAATTACCGCACTTACAAATAATAATCTATCTCTTGTTTTTATCATGATACTGGCATTTGTTGAATAGTAGGCTGTTCTTTGGTCTGTTTAACCAAGTTCCCTAACATCTTTTGACGTTGAATCAAAGCTTTAGTGATAATCATCTCCTCTGGTTCTGTTTTTTGTTGGGGCATAGCACCCATATCTACCGAACCAGGAACTGACGCTGAAGGAGCTGGTGGCATAGGAGCTGGAGCATTTTGTTGAGTCTGGTTTAAGGCAGGGGTCGGAGCTTGACCTTGACCTCTGTTCTGAATAGCCTGTTGTAATTCTGGACTTAGTGTGTTCGGATTCATATTGTATAAAAAATACCCGCACATGGCAGGTATGTTTCCTAATAAGACTATTATATCACTAGAGTATAATAGATTATATGTTTATATTATGGTTAATTGTCGTCTGGATGATTTGGTTCTCGGAATACAACTAATCTCCCATTCCCTGTCTTAGTTTATTTATCCCCCAACCCGCAGCTCCTGCTATTGAAGTAGGCAATGCTAATTTTCCTGCTAGACCCTTGGCTTTATATAATGTTTCAAAAGCTTTGTTTGCTTTAGCTACGGCTGGAGCATTTAGTTCAAGTTGCTGTTTTACAGAATCTCCTAAAATTCTATTGAATAGAGCGGTTGCCCCTTTCCCTGGTCTTCCTGTACTAACGCTAAACGCTTGGTTGGCTGTCTGGTTGAGTTTAACAGCTTCATCAATGGTTAAAGTTTTGCCTTCGTACATTTGTTTTGCGCCAACCATAAATCTTTCCCATGCTGGCTTCATAGTTGGAGAAATTATTTTTTCACTTCCTTCAAACGATTTTAACAAAGCATCTCCTGAAATTGTTTTACCAGAAGCTTCGGCGATTTTGGCTGCCCTATATTCACCAACAGTCTTAAAAGGATTCAGAATTTTTCCAATTCCTTCTAAGGCTTTGCCTGTTACATAGGTTTCGAGTCCCGCAACAGGGCCAGACATGGCACTAGCAACCTTTTCTTTCTGGCTCATGGAAGGTTGTTCCCCAATAAGATTTAAAAGACTTTTTTCAACCGCTTCTCCAGCGCCAACACCAGCACCCGTTCCAAAGGCTGCTCCCGCTACTGTACCAGCTCCAGGAAACAACACTGTGCCTCCAATGGTTCCAGTTAAACCTCCAACTGTTCCCATAACGGGTTTCGCTAATCCAGCTGCTGTTCTGACAATCCTTTTGCCTAGAGGTTCTGGAACCTGAGGTAGACCATCTTGAGGTTTACTTCCTCCCGAAACTACAGCGTCCATACCAGCTATTTCATTAGCGCTTAGTCCGCTGATTTGGTCCATTCGTGCTATTTCATCTGGTGTCATAGTCCTTTAGCTTTTAAATAACTATCAATTTGTGCCTGGGTGTATCCAGCCCCTTTAAGTTTTTGGGTGATTTGGTCACGTTGTAAATTTGGCGTAGATGATAAAGTGTTAGTTTTGGGTATGTCTAGTTGAGTTGGCTTTGACTCTGGAATACCATAAGTCGCTCTACCTTGAGAAATAACAGTTCTAATGTAATTGATTTTTCTTCTAGCCACTTCAGGGTCATCTGTAACCTCTGGGAGAATACCCATGCGGGCAATGTCTTTATCTGATAAGTTTCCCTTCTCTCCACCGAGAACCCTAGCTAAAGGACTCTTTAACGAATTTTTAATTGCTTCGTACGCTTTGATGTTTGGGTTCTTTTTGCCTCCAGTAACCGTCGCCACTATTTTCCCAAACGTTCCACCTATCATTCCCGTAGCCTCAAGAGAACTTACCATAGCCTCAACATTATTTACCTTGTTTTCCAAATCATTAAACTGGTCAGACATCGTTTGTTTGACTTTGCCCTTTTCTGTTTCTAACGTTTGTTGAATATCAATAGGAGCAGTGGCTTTCTTTTTCTCAACCTCCGTTTGTATGGTTACTGGCTGAAGAGCTTTAGCTTTTTCGATATCTGCCTGATTTTGAATTGCCTGTTGTGTTGTATATTTAGCTTCTTCTGCGGGTGTCATTCCTGTTACAGTGGAACGGGGATTGGCAGCAACTAATGCAGCAAATGCTTCAACATCTCCTGGTTCATAACCCATTCCTATTGCTGCTTTTTTGAACTGTTCAAGATTGTCCATATTAAATAAATTGATTACTATATTTGCTAGTTAGAATGTTCGATAGCTTGCCTTGTGAGTTGTAGTATTCAACGTCAAGATGGGGACCTGTGGAATTACCCGTGGAACCAGAATACGCTACTGTTTGACCTGGTTTAACTAATTGACCTGGTTTAACATTAACGCTATTCAAGTGAGAATATCTAATTCTTTCACCAGTTAATCTGTTTACCAAAACCACACTATTACCATATCCTCTGTTGGTGGCATTCCCCACCCCACCTGATTTGGCTCCATTGAATGACTCAGACACCATCCAGTCACCAGCGGGCACAGAAAGAGGAGTGTTTTTTGGAATGCTGAAATCAGCACCACGATTAAATCCTCCACTAAACTTCTCTATAGGATTAAGATTCCCGAAGGCTTGTGTAAGAGTTGTTTCAACAGGAATTACCTTATTAGAAAGATTTTTTTGTTCTTCGGCTGTCATAACTGGAGTATATATTCCTCCTTGGTTATATCCAACTGTTCCTGTAATGCTGGAAAAGTTAGGTTCAAAACTAGCCACTTGAGTAGAAACCTCTTCTTTTTTTTCTTGAGTAGAAACCTCTTCTTTTTTTTGTGGGGCGGATTTAACCATGTCCAAGAAACTATTTACCTCGTTCTCTGAATAACCAGATTTAATCGCTGCGTCTCTGAATTTGGTTAATTTATCATCCATAGATAGAACTATATAGTGTTGCCAGGTCTGGTAATGCTTTTTTAGTCTGCCTAGCTTGGTCGCCTTGTTCTTTAATTTGTTCTAACGCTGCTTTGTATTGCTTTTCTGCTAAGGCTAGTTCGTTGGCTCTCTCAGCTTCGGCATTTGTCCACGTTAATCCTGCCTGTTGGTTAGCAAGTAGTCTGTCGAGTTCCAATTGGTTAGCGGTTGTGTATCCTGTGAATTCTCTGGCCTGCTGTGTTTGTAGGGTCGTAAATTCCTTCTCAAAAGGTAAGAGACTCTGTGCTGTCTTAGCCGCAACATTTGCTTCAGCTGCCGTTTTAGCGGTATTAAGGAGCTCCCCTTGTCCAGTTAGCGTAGTTAGATTTTCTTTTAATGGCGCGATATTCGCTGCAACCAGATTAGCGCGTTGTCCTTGAGTTACCATCGAATTTCCTGTGGTCTGACCAACAGTAGTATTCATGTTGTTAATCAAATTATTTAAATTTTGCATCGCCTGTTGATTTCCTAAGATACTCTGATTAATAGTTCCCAAGCCTTCTGCCCTAGCATACTTCTCTCTATTTTGAGTAGCAGCGGTACCATATCTGCCAAGTAAATCAGCGGTCTCGGCCCGTTGCGTTGCATAGTCAAAAGGTTTTACGAAACTGTTTATATCGAATTTATTACTGTCTTCCATGTTATATAAAAAAACCCTCGACAGAGGGATATGTTTTCCTAATAAATAGATTATATCACTAAGCAAGAGTGGTTGTCTTCCATTCGCTACCAGTCCAAATACTGAACTCTAACGTGTCTGTAGCGAAATATGCCTTTGTGTGTGATTCGCCACTTGGCCTATCTGCTGCAAGTCCTGTAAAGATTAATAAAGCATTTGGTTCCATGTGTCTTTGCTTAATGATTCCTACAGGAATATCTGATTGATGAATAGGCCCTCTACGCTCAGGATTAGTGTAGTCTTGAATAACACTACTAGATGAATAGTCGTTGGTTTGATTAGATGTTTCGTTCATAGTAGAGAGAATCAATTTCTAATCCAATACCTAATATTGTAGGGGAAGTTGTTGTTGTATTAATGTCAGCTCCAATTTGAACCTCACGAGCTCTGTCTTTCATAACTATTCTAGCAAAGGTAGCACCCACGGTATCTACTGTTTCTGTCTTCCAAATATCTTCACGGTCTACTTTGTATTTAATTGAGACACTTTGTCCAGCCACTAACGGGTCGAACTCTACTCTACCAATTAAAGGTTGTTTTGTTTTAACTATCTTGTCAACATCGGTAATTAGCATCTCGTAAGTTCCTGTATTAAAGCATGCACCTGTTGGGTCTACTTCATCAACCCCATAAGCTGTACCCACATTCCAACCAATAAGTAACTTTCTACCATTAGACATAACTAAACCAATTCTAGTGTCAGTTCCTGTTCTTGTGCCCGTAGAAAGAGGATAATCATAATTTAAAGAGTCGTCGTAGTTTTCATTTAACGAACCCCATGTATAAATTCCTTTTTCTATTTCGGTTGAGTCGCTTTGTCCTGACACGCCCATGTGAATTAGAGTCCTCCACATAGTCATAGCTCCAGGATAGACTTCAATATATTTAGATATATCAATTTTAGGGATGCGTTTCTTTTTAGTAGCTGAATCTCCACCCGAATAAAGTAAAAGGTCTGAAGAATATCCAGCGATAATATATAGCTTGCCTCTTGAACCCATCATAGCATTCACAGAACCCTCAGGAACATCAATGAAGAAGTTGTAAGTATCTGATGTCCCGTCCCAGAAGAAAATCTTTCCTTCATCATGGTCCGTAACTGATGTTCCCTTCCATGTTCCAATACATAAATATTCTCTCCAATAGGCTAATGAGCGAATTCTAAACCCAGCGGGAAGAGTCAACCTCATAGGGTTGTAAGTTAATCCGTTATAAGTTGCCAAATATCGTTCATTTCCAATAGCCATGAAATTGAGCATCTGCTTCATTGGGTGCCAATCATCTTCTACTAAGAATTGATAAAAAGTAGCATAGTCACATGTTTGTAAATCCACGGTAGTTCCAGTTCTTATGGTTCCATCAGCAACAGTAGAGGTTACATGAAAGTGATAGGTGGCTCCAATTACAGGTCTCCACGGAGTAAAGGCAAATTCGAAAAACCCTGTATTTAAATTAGCATTTGTATAGGTAGAAATTCCGACAACACGATTGAGAGCGTCGTGAATAGTCATTGTCCAGTCTCCCGAACCTATGGAACTAATGTATATTCTTATAGATTTCTGTGGTTCTTTGGCGGGAACAAAGGTCTTTTTTGCAGTGGCTGCTTCATCAATAACCAAAGGAGTTGTATAAGCTTGCCCAGTTTTTGTGTCTTGTTGGTCTTGGTCCTGACGAGTTGTTATTCCCGAGAAAGGTACATCATTAAGAATAAAAGTTGGCGTATTGACACCTGTTAGAGTGTTAGCGTTGGAAGTTGAGTCGGTATAGGCATTATCTAGTTTGTAATAAGCCTTTAATTCTGCTTCTATTCCTGTTAAAACCTGGTCCATTCTAGCTAACAAGAAAGTCTGAGAAAGTTCTGTTCCATAAACTCTAATGTCATCAAATTGAGCGTTTGCAAAATTTTCATAAGCAGAAGCACCTTTATTGGCACCCACAGAAAATAGAGAAGTATTGTCATGAATAGAATTCATTGTTCCTGTTTTTGTTCCTAGCAGAACTGAGTTTTTATAAAAATTAGCCTCTCCCAAAGTTGCATTCCATGTAATTGACCAACGAGCCCAATTAGTAGTGTCAATTTGTCCAGAAATTGTTTGAGTTAAGAACTCTTCGGTGGTGCCATCACTAGAGATGCCTAACCTAAGCTGATGCCCATCTGAGGTGTTAATTGATGAATCTAATTCGGCTACGATTGAAGGAGTAGTTGTTCCAGTGTATGAAGTAGCATAATCAAGATGAATCCTGCCTACACCACCATTGCCACCAGGGACATCTATACCACTTACTATTCCACCAGAGGCAGTCACAAGGGTTGTCCCTAACGTTGCGGTATCGCTTTTAAATAAGATTGTTCCTCCTGAACCAGCACCTCCACTTACTTGATTACCTGTCACGTTTCCACCGTTACTTTGGATAGAGCCTGTAATCACTAAAGTAGACCCAGCAATAAAAATAGCACCACCACCCCTACTTCCATCGGTGGGGACTAGTCCTCTATATGAGTATCCCCCACCACCAGTACCTAAATGAATTTGGGTTAAATCAGTGACACCGTAAGTAGTTCCTCCAAGACCATTACCATTAGCTCCTCCCCCTGAGGCTCCGTCGGTACCTTCTGTTCCATAACCACCACCTCCACCAGCCTGATTAGAATTTATTGGTCCATCTTTTACACCATATCCTGCACCACCGCCACCATTAACTGATGTTCTTTGGGCTGGCTGTGTTCCACTTGGGTTCTCACCAATTGTAGGTGCTGCCTGGGGAATGTTTTGGTCAGAAGACGAACCTTGCCTAAAACCACAAGCTGTTGCTGAAATTGTTCCCGTAACCGTTACAGTACCATTAGCATAAAAAGCCAAGATTCCACCAGTTGTACCGTTCCATGCTTTAGCAGTGTATGTTTTACCAGAGTTGATAGTTACATTTGTGTATCTTTTTAAGACTCTAACCTGAGCTCCTGTTCCATAAGTAGCGTTTAGTTTATCTGAGGTTGTGATTGTTCCTGCTGTATATGATTGAATTGTGGTGAATTGTGTGTTTCCAGCTCCAGTACCTTGAGTCTGGTTAATCATGATTGATTGTCCTGCGGCAAAGTTTACATTTGTAGCTGTTAAAGAATATGTATCAATCGTTCCTGAACAAGCAGAGTCGATTGGTGCTTCGGTAGTGTCTGCCGAGATAGTTAATGCTCCATCAGCTCCATCGCCAAAGAAATTGCTAATTCCTTTGACATCCATGATGTATGAACGAGTAGCTCCCGATTCATCCCACTTACCCAAAAAAGTCATTCTTTGTCCTACGGTCGGCAAGGATGTCATTTTGACGTATGCTTCTAAGGTTAAATCACCTGCAATAGATAAAGATGCTGAGTCTGCAGCTGTAGCGTACTGTGAAGAAGCTGCTAGAAGTTTCATTGAATGAGTGTTTGTAGGAGCTCCGCCCTCACTTCCCAAAAAATCGTCATACCACTGTGGAGCTATCCCGTATTGTCCCCATCTTCCAATTGTAGTATTTGAAGCATAGTATAAATATTTATCTTCTCCGAAATATGCTAATCCATTACCTGTTGAATCAGGGGCGGTATGTTCGAGTGAATAGACCCCATTAGAATCTCTTTTGTATAAATTACCTGTTCCACCATAAAGATAAGTGTCGTTGTTTATTCTCTCACCCCAAACAGGAAGGTCTGTAACAATACCACCACTTTTCTTCGCTGTCTTGGGAAGTAAAACTAAACGTCTTGCGTCAGGACGGTAATCTAAGGAACGAGAAAATGCACAAGCGTAGTCAATACCTTGTTTGATACTATCTCCAATACCTCCTTGGAAGTTTGTCTGACTACCTGTTTTTTTAGTTATGATTGTACTCATTCAGATATAGAAAAAGCCACTCTTAAAGTGGCATTATAATCGCTCATTTAAGGATATTATACCTCAGATTGGCGATAATGTATCTTTCTGTGACACGATTCACACAAAGTCACTCCATTAGAAACCTCACACTTGAGCTCGGGAAAGTCTTTTAATCCCTTAATATGATGAGTGTTAAGATGTTCTCCCATAAAACCGCAAACTACACACTTAAATCCATCTCTCAATAATACTGCTTGTCTCCATTTGAAATAATTCTTTCCTCTCCTATTTTTTTTAGCAATAGGAGTCAAACCTCCTTGCCAAAATGGACTATCTTTTCCTTCAGGATATTTATATCTTTTATTTCTATCAACCGCTCGACAAGTCATTGAACAAAGTCGTTTAGCTTTATTACTTTTATAACAAGAAAATTCTTTTCCACATATTTCACAAATACGTATTTCTTTTTTATCTAGATTGAAACCCTTTCTACCTTGTCCTTTCATTGAACATTCCCTGGAACAAAATCTGCTTAATTTAATTCGAGATGGCGGAAACTTATATTCTTTTCCGCATTGGTCACAGTTTCTTATCATGACCTATCTTAACACTATTTTATTTAAGTGTCAACTAGGGTGCCGTAATGTTCGTAAATTGGTCATTGAAGAAGATTGTGTTAAGGGAACTGTGGTCGGTGATTCCGTTATTACTTCTTCCTTTACCGTTATACCAATTGGTCCAGTAAATAATACCTCCTCTAACATCTTGTGGGTCTCTACTCGAATTATTAAAATCACCTGTGTAGTAAAAATTAAGCATTGTCTGAGCCGTTGCAGCGTCCCTACGAGGCCCTGCATAATAAGCAGCAGCTACCCTATAAGGAAGATATTCGTGCATCTGCTCGGGGATTTCTGGTGATTCACCAATAATATAACTCTGTGTAGCAGCGGTCGTTCCTTGATAGACATTCTCAAGTGTGAGAGTTGTTGCTGATTCTACCGAAGAGATTTTGTACCATGAACCATCTGCTATCACTTCTAAATAACGCCCCACCATAGCTGATGTCCAAGAGGTTGATAACCCTACCACTGAAGCAGAATTGTTAGTAACTGTTATTGTTCCTGTGGTGTAATCTTCTGCCGTGAGGTCTTTGGTGATGGTGTTATACCACATAGTAATAGTTTGTCCTGCAGCCTGAGGAGTAGGCCAAATTCCAAAATCTCTGACCCTCTTAAGATAGTAAGTAGGAATGGCTGTGGCTGAGAAAACCAGTCTGTTTGCCTCTAACCATTTATCAATCTCGACTGGATAAATTGGAAATTTACGACCCGAAATAGTCACGGTGATTGCTTCAATGGTATGCAAATCAGGAGGAAGTGCATAGAACTGTTGATTTGCTACGGTTACTGCGGTCTGCACTCGTTGAGTAAGATGATTGTCTAGTTTTGACTCTGCGTCACGGATAGTCTTGTTGAGTTCTTTTTTAATGAAAGATTCCGTATCAGATAATCCCGCTTGAATAGCCGTTGAGCTTGGGTCAGTGATGTAATCTTTACAGCTTGCTATTAATGATGAATATGTCTCTCTCATTGTATAAAAAAACCAGCTTTCGCTGGATATGTTTCCTAATAAGAAGATTATACACTTAATCCCATTTCTTTGTCCATTTAGTTCCCTTAGTTTCTTCTGGTGTATAGCTAGTCGTTCTTAGTGTCTCTTTAGTGTAGTTGGTAGAAACAGTGGCTTCTTTGATGTAGTAAGTCCTCATTGGACTAGGAGAAGCTGACGGACTAGGAGACTCACTAGATGATGGAGAAAGACTAGAACTAGGAGAATACGATGGACTTTGTGATGGACTTTGTGATGGACTTTGACTAGATGATGGACTTTGACTAGGTGAGTTACTCGGACTCTGACTGCTACTGGGAGATGTCGACGGACTTTCAGATGGAGAGATTGAACTAGACGGACTTACACTAGGAGATTGGCTGGGGCTAATTGATGGTGATTGGGAAGAACTAATTGATGGGCTCTGGCTCGGAGATTGCGACGGTGAGGTACTCGGACTGCTCGACGGGCTAACAGAGGCTGATGGTGAAAGAGACGGAGAATTTGAGGAGGATGGAGATGAACTGGGTGACAGACTTGGGGACTGAGACGGTGAATTAGATGAACTTGGAGAAACTGACGGCGAATCACTTGAGGCGTCAGAATAAACATAAAAACAAGAATCCACACTAGAACTTGAATACCAAGTAGAACTTGAATTATATATAGCGTTCCCTCCGTGGGAAGGAGAAGAGTTGTCGTTTCCCAGAAGAAGAAAATTGGTACCAGTTCCGTTGCTAAAATGTACGACCACACAATATTTTGTGGTATTTGTCAGAGTTATTTTTTCGCTTCCTGTAAAAGTAAATGTCTTTAATTCAAAACTACTTCCAACAGTTGAAACATCTAAGGCATCAGATGTTGCCAGAACAGAACCTGTTGGTTTTCCATCTGTGCCGTAGGTACCAGTATGGGCGTATATTTCAGCATAAGCACTTCCTGTAACACCAGTATTCCTTAAATAAAACTTGGCACTTTGTAAGACTCCCCCGTTACCAGTGAAGGTTTGCCCAGCATACTGATTTTGGGTTCCGTCACCATTTAACAAATATTGAGAACTCTGATTACTCTCTGAATATGAATCTACTAATGTTGGCATTTATATATAAAAATCCCGCCTTGCGACGGGATATATTTCTCTAATACGCTTATTATACCTTTTCTGTGGGGGTTTCGTCTAACTTCTCTAAGGCAATGACGATGAGTTTGAGCAACTTAGACTGGTCGCATTGTCCAGCCCTATCCATGCGCTGAAGATATGAGGAGAAGGTTTCCTCATTTGTTAAGCGAAATCCGAATAAGTTACTGATTTTGTCCCTGAGTGTCATCTTGAATATTATTTAAATAATCTGCTTGTTGTGGAGCAGCTTCTTTGACTGGTGCAAATTCTTCTTCTTCTAGTTTATCAATAATAGAAAGGTGCATAGCTTTGTCTGTAGCTGAGGGTTTTTCTTCTTCGACTATTGGCCTGTCCATGCCGTAATCCTTCATCTTACCCTTCCATAGAATGCGAGTATACTTTTCAATTAAGGTAGGATTGTTTGTTCGTAAAGCTAATCTTTCTTCTTCTTGGTTCCAGTTATTACCTGTATATTTCTTCTTAGCGGCACTTAAAACCTTCTCACTCTCCTTGTTGATTAAAACGTCACACATGTTTCGGATATAGTGGTTGGCAATATAGCGGGGAACGATAGTACATCCCATTCCAGAACCCGTGTCTGTTCCCTTGCCCACAAATCTCCACAAATATCCGTTCCATTTAACTTCAAAGTCCGAGGAAGTAGGATTATAAACCTTAATAGTGTCTTGAGACTTTCGTTCTAATTCACGGATAATCTCTTCTTTGGTAGCGCTTGTGAAATCTATCATTGTCGATATTGAATAATAATTTTAGGAGCAGAGAAAATAACGCTTCCGTCAGAAACGGTCTTGATTCCTTCTGAGGGTGGAGAAACACTTAAAACAATATTGTTAGCGTCTAGGAATGATTTGAGAAGTTCTGTTGCTGACTTTCTTTCCACAGGAGGAACTGGGGTTGTAGTATGTTCTACGTCTGGTACTTTGAGATAATCGTCTTCTGGATTCCATTTAACCAGTTTCTCCGTTATCTCATCAGGAGTCAACTTTTTAGACATTAAAGATATTATACACTATTTAATTATTCATACATAACTACGCAGTTACAGTTTGCTCCAGTAATAGTTAAATATAATCCAGTAACAAATTGAAGACCTGTATTGAAAGGAATACACAATTGAATGTATGTTTGACATATTCTTTTAGCACCACTTTCCTGTGGCATAATCAGTAATAATAATATCTTCTCCTTGTAGGAGAGTTTGGGTTAATTCGCCTTTAATTGTTTCTGAACTATTAGCATCTATGGTGATGCTTCCCGTGCCTTCATTGCAAATTCTGTAAGTCTGCCCTGAACCTGTGGCTTCTGGTAATGTGGCTTTCGCTGTTGCTGTAAATACTACCACGTTATCTAATTCGTCTAATGTATAATCTACTGACTTGACGACTACTCCACACCTTAATCCCATGAAACTATTTACTCCCGTAAAGATATTATTTATACCTAAGTAGGCTAATAGTTTGTGATTAATACTCATCCACAAATCTTTGCTTAATGGAATTGAGAATATTGGCTGACCCCCTACAACTGGAGGAACGGACGGAGAAACACTTGCTGATGGAGAAAGACTGGGAGAGTTGCTAGGACTGTTACTAGAACTATTAGATGGGCTCTGTGAGGGTGATTGGGAAGACGATGGAGATAAAGACGGGCTGTTGCTTGACGAAGGACTTGTGCTCGGAGAAGCGCTGGAAGACGGTGAAACTGATGGTGACTGAGAAGAACTTTGACTAGGAGAATTAGAGCTTGACGGTGAGATAGAAGGGCTTACGCTTGGAGAATTGGATGGACTAATTGAACTACTTGGAGACAAAGATGGAGAGTTTGAAGGGCTCAGAGAAGGGCTTATACTTGAACTGGGAGAAATACTTGGTGAATTACTTGGAGAATTTGAAGGAGAAGTCGAACTACTGGGTGACAATGATGGTGATTGACTTGAAGAGGGGGACAAACTTGGAGAGACAGATGGAGAGTTACTGGGGCTTATTGATGGACTAATAGAAGAAGACGGAGAAAGAGATGGACTTACACTTGGAGAATTGGACGATGACCCTGCACTGGGTGACGGACTTGTAGAAGACGAAGGGCTCAACGATGGGCTGTTGGAAGAACTTGGTGATAACGAAGAAGATGGGGAAAGAGATGGACTGACAGAGCTACTTGGAGATAGTGACGGGGAATTGGACGGACTTCGACTTGGGGAATTTGAAGAAGATGGGGATAAACTTGGGCTATTAGAAGGGCTAACGGATGGTGATATGGATGAACTTGGAGATAGTGATGGAGATTGACTTGGCGATTGGCTAGGTGAGTTACTCGGACTATTTGACGGAGAAATACTTGACGATGGAGAAATACTAGGACTATTACTTGGAGAATTAGATGGGCTATTAGAACTACTAGGGGACAATGATGGTGATTGAGAACCACTTGGAGACAAAGATGGTGAATTTGAGCTAGAAGGAGACTTACTAGAGCTGGGAGAAAGACTTGGGGATTGAGATGAACTAGGAGACAATGATGGGCTCTGACTAGAACTGGGACTCAACGAAGGACTGTTAGAGGGAGAACGTGATGGTGAGTTCGACGAACTGGGGGAAATACTAGAGCTTGGAGATAATGACGGAGATACACTAGATGATGGCGATAAAGAGGGAGATATTGAACTACTTGGAGACAACGAAGGACTATTCGAGGGACTTCTTGATGGTGATATCGACGAAGACGGTGATAACGAAGGTGAGTTAGAAGGGCTTCTTGATGGACTATTACTAGAACTGGGCGACAAAGAGGGGGAATTTGAAGGACTTCTAGAAGGACTTACACTTGAACTTGGACTTAACGATGGACTATTCGATGGAGAACGTGATGGTGAGTTAGACGGACTTCTTGATGGTGATATCGACGAAGACGGTGATAACGAAGGTGAGTTAGAAGGACTCCTAGAAGGAGAATTACTGCTCGATGGAGAAACTGACGACGACGGTGAAAGACTTGGAGAGTTGGATGGAGACAGACTGGGAGACATGGAAGAACTAGGGGACAATGATGGTGAGATGCTGCTACTGGGAGACAGGGATGGACTATTGCTCGGAGAATTACTCGGGCTAATGGAACTACTTGGACTTAGACTTGGTGATTCACTAGAGCTGGGAGATAAACTTGGAGAAATACTACTTGATGGGGCACTGGTAAAAATCCAACCATCGTTATTTGTAGTATCGTGCGAATTAGCTCCAGCGTACCATGAAGCTCCACCAGTAGCATTAGAGTTTGATATATTAAGATAATCACTTTCTACTATTCCTGAAGATTTAGATAGATTATGTTGAGCGACACTTACAGTATTTACTGTAATCTGAGCATCCCAATTACCACCAGACACATCATATAAGGTAGAAGGAACAAATCCAATATATCCATAATCTAAAGTTAATCCTGTTATTCCACCAGAACCGTCAATTGATGTAACAGTAAAACTTGCCTGATTTTCTTGCCCAATACTATATATATAAACAACTTCGTCAACACTAAACCCAGTTCCTGGAGTTGTGATAGTAAAAGTAGCAATAGTACCTCCGATACTGTTTATTGTTATGTCATTGCTTGAGGTTCCGTTTACAGTCCAACTTGAAACAGTGTTTGTCTTACCATCTTCAAACTTAACAGTTTGAGGAGCTGAATCAACCTTTAAATCATTAAATGTATTTGAACCTAAAATGTTAATATCTCCATATCCAGTACCAGTAAACCAGACATTATAATAAGTCTTTCCATCACCATAAAAATATCTATTACCAGATGTACTAGGGTTATCTTTAATGGTAGAAGTTTCACAATTTAAAGTTATAGTATTAGTAGTCTCGTTAATACGCCAAGCAAAAGATTCATAACTATCTTTAGTTTCCCAAGTACCAGAACCCATATTAATTGTAAGGTTGTAATCTGCAGAATCAAAATCAAAATTAGATGCTTTAAAATTTTTATCATTAGCATCGAAAGTTCCATTAGTTTGATAAAAATATCCACCGATTGTCAAATTATCCGACAATGTTAATGTACCAGAACCCAAAAAAGTTATTGAATTGTTTAGTGTAGCGTTGTTAGAAGTAATTGTTTCAGATGTCGTATTTTTAAACTTAAATTCAACATTAGAGGCTATTGTTAAACCAGACTCTAACACAATTGAGCCATAAATATAAAAACTTGAATATCCGTAAGCTATATTGTAAGTGTGTCCTGAATTAGATGTAAAATCATGAAATTCTATATTTCCTCCACCACTACCAGCATCAGTCGTTATGGTTCCTCCGCTTCCAAATCCTGAATTAGAAGTTATAAAGACATTATCAGAGCTTGTTGGAACGCTAGCACCAGCACTTCCACCGTCTGAAGTTGACCAATGATTTGCTCCGTCTGACCAATTTCCTGTACCTCCAACCCAATATCTGTTTGCCATTTATAATTTAATCCATTTTGATAAATTAGTTAAGTTGTTTGTAGCATCCCAGGTTAGTGTCTTTTGGTATTGGTCTGTGCCTATTGTCTGGGTAATCGAAGTAAGATTGTTAGAAACATCCCAAACAAGGACTAACGATGGATTTGTAAAAGAAGTGTCTGTGGGAACCGCCTCTTGATTTTCCACTAACCATGCACCATTAGCAGGATTAACCGCAGCTTCTGTGGGTGTAATAAGTAACGTCTTATCAACGCCCATCGCTGTTGGAATATTGTTGGGGTCTCTTGTTGCTCTATTCATAAAAATACCGCCTTGCAGCGGATATAGTTCCTAATGCTTTTATTATACCTCACCCAACACTTGTTTGATATTTTCCCAGCCTGGAATAGTATCAATGGTTCCTTCTTCCCAAAATGTCGGTTTTTTAACGAACTCTTCTTGTGCCCAACGCTTTTTAGTCACGTTTCCTCCATGAGTGATATCTACGTTAGGATGCTCTGGATTAAAGATTTCAAACTTAAATTTAGTCTTCCAATTTATACGATTATGTGTCATTGGTTCAAATCCCATATGATAACTAAAACCTATTTCTTCAATCATTTTTACTCTTTCTCTAAAATGAGTGATTAGTTGTTCACGATAGCCCACTAGTCCAGAAAGAGGGGATACGTTATAGTGAATTGCAAACCCATCAGACTTCCTTAAAAACCAGTAATTTCCATTATAGTAATAAGTAAACGGGTCGGTAGGCGTAAACTTAAAATGGTCAGGATGATATAAAACATCATGCTCGCAGAAATATACCACATTAGACGTCATTGCCTCTAATCCTGTGAGTATTTGTTTGAATAAAGTTAAATAGCCTCTTTGTAAAGGTAAGCATATATTGTTTCCAAAATTGGTTGGTTTAAGGGTAACAGATGTAATTGGTAATCCAGACCTTTCGATTTGTCTTCTCACTCTAGTAGCTAATTTCATGTTAAGACAATTATCAGAATAATAGAGAATACCTTTTGTTGGTTCACCTTTTAACTTAGCTAAATCTTCCTGAGTCCACCCTTTTACAGGCCAGAACTTCTCTATTAACCACCAAAGAGGGTGAATTTGATTTGGTAGTTTGTTTCCAAAAAAGACTTCTTTTGCTAATCTTTTAGCCCTATCTATCTTGCTTTGGTCGTTTTGGTAAGGGAATCCAAAGTCCCCTCCTTGAGTACGGAACATGTGTGAGTACCAAGTTGTGTGTAGAATCATTACCTTACCACCACTCAACCATGTCTTACAAGCCACCTCAATCCCCTGAGAGCCCCATGAACCGAACTCTTCATCACAAATATTCAACTCCCAATACTTATCCCTTGTGAGCATGAAACAGGAACCCTGCAAGCTCATTGATTCCGTTAAGTCTCCTCTACCTTCAGGACGTTTCTTGAATTCGTCGAAATACTGAAAATGTGGTTCTGAATCAAAACAATAAGAGGTGCTTCTTGGACTAGGCTTAGCTATCCAACAAATATCCTTAGTTGTAGGCGCTCCACATTCTAAGCACGGACCGCTAGGCCCTTGATATCTAGTATGTCCTTCTGGACAAATCCAGTTAAAGGCATGTAGATTTCTCATTAGAGGAGCGATTGTCCAGTCATCTTGCATAACTTCCATTAATTTGCGGTCAAAGCCTTTGTCAAAAGAACAATGCGCGTCCACTTTCATCACATACTTAGCCTTGCTCAATCTACACAATTGGTTAGTCATAGCCCTTTGGCCTATTGGTTCTGAAACGTGAACAATAGTCACCTTAGGGTTGTCTTTGATTGGAGGTTCGGCCCATAATCCATCCAACCCTACAATAATTTCAGTATCATCTTCAATATTAGAAAGAATATCTTCAATCGTTCTCGATAGAAACTCCTCATTGCGTGCTGGAATTAAGATACTAAGTCTAGCCATTCTTTTTCCGCTTTTTTTCTAGCATTAACAGCGTCATTAATATTTAAATAATAACCGAGATGAACCTGTTTCTTTTCAATTGTTATTCTAGCTCTCCACATACCACACCTAATACTCCAACCAACTCCTTTATATTTAGATTTATTATCAGACCTAATACTTGAATTTAATTGATTTTGACATGGAGTAACTGTTCTTAAATTTTTCCTTTGATTATTTAATGGGTTTCTATCAATATGGTCTGTTTGATATTCTTCTGGTGTATTGTTTATCACCCTGTGCATATGTACGGTCCTTCCGTTTTCGAATCTAACAGCATATCCCTTACCAGAATTGTTACACCTCCATTTCCATTGATTCAAATATGCAAAGTCTCCATCATCTACCATAGAAAAAGTGCTCGGATGTTTTTTTGTACTTATATCAATTAGTTTCATTTTGGTTCAACCAATTTTTATTCTTTGCTAATATTCCTCGTGTAATTTTTGGATTGTACCCCAGACTCTCGGCCCAAGCACACCAAGCATAAATGTCTTTTGGAATACATTTAGACTGGAAGCCTCTTTTTTCTGGGAAAATCAATGTCCACCAAAGGTTAAACCTTGGGTCGTCACTATAAACTGCCTCTCTGATAGTGTAGTAGTCAATTCCAGCCTTCTCACAGACATCATACAATTCTTGACACTCAGAAACTTTAAAGGAGATTGCTCTGTTTTCTGACAGTTTAATTACTTCGGCCTCGTAAGCAGTGACCTGACGAATGTTGGTGTTTGCGTTATAGACAGTCGCATACAAATTAATTAGTTTTCTTCTGTTGGCTGGTTCTCCACCGATTACCATGAACTGACGCGTCTTTGGGTCATACATTGGATGTGCTGGAGTTTCACCAAGATACTCAGGTTGCATGACAATAGCCTTGTTATATTTATTGGAAAGATGGTCACATGTACCTGGATTAACAGTAGAACGCATGACCAAAAGAGGACACTCACACCACGAAACAACTTCCTCAATGATTGATGTATCTAATTCGCCTTCACTTGGACAAGGTGATGGAACGCAAATAAAGGCCACGTCACATTTATTGACTTCTTCTTTTGTTGTTTTAAAACCCAACATTGGGTCATATACTACTGATTCTGGGAATAGTTTAATCATGGATTTCCCTACCCATCCTGCACCTATTACTGCTACTTTCATGGTTTATTTGGTTGAATTGATAATTCTTGAGACAAAGAGTGGAATAGTCCTTTTGGGTTTAAATTACCGTCTTTATGATATCTACCAATTGGGAACATATAAATAGGAGAACCCATATTGGGTGCAATTCCCATTCTTTCTGCCCAATGGTTCCACCTTGCGTTTAAGTCACAATCTTCACCCTTACGTTCGGCTGCGTGGTGCCCATAGGTGCAATGAGCTTCATCATAACCACCCAACAGCTTAAACGTAGATTTCTTCATGCAGAATGTATTTCCATGAACTGAAGCGTAAAGACCTCTCTTAGTTTTTAGTCTCGATAGGTCTAATCCATAATCATCTAAAACTTTAGGTTCTTGAGATAGTTTTCCGTCTTCTAAAAGAACACCAAAATATCTCGGAAACATCATTTTGTCTTCAGTAAACTTATAACAATCCATGATAGCCTCCTTAGACAAAATGTGGTCTATATCAGTGAAGAGTAAATATTCTCCTTTTGCCTCATTTGCGCCCATGTTTCTAGCGAGCCCTTGAGTCCATGGACGCTTATCGTGGGTATAAAGAACAGTTAGATTGTTGAGGTCGTATCCTTCAAGCCTTGGCTCACTGCCATCATCAACAAAAATGAATTCAATATCATCTGGTAGGAACATGTTGCTGAAATATTTAGCCTGTCTTTCGACAATCGCATGACTATTGTAAATGGCGATGATAATAGATAGTTTCATTCTATGTCGTCTAGTGATTTAACATTACTAACTACTGACGTCCAAGGTTCAATCTTCTTGTAATCGTAACGATATTTAAACAAATCCCAAATTTTCTCATAATGGTAGTCTGTCGGGATATCGGGATTTTTAGGATTAGGAGTAGTGTCGTGAATAACCATATAGTCACACTTATTTGCCAATCTTTTAATTTCTACTATTCTTCTAGTATTTGGGCCGTGGTCAATAAAAACCATCCCCCAGTGTCTCTGGTCAAAATCAGCTTTATCAAAATCTGGTGTGAAGATAACTTTGTGAGAGTCGTCAGCTTTAGAAGAAGCTCTTTTGTACCACCCTTCTTTACTCTCGTATGAATAAAGAGTTCTTCCTGTCATTGAACATAGCCATTTAAGTAATAAAGTCGAAAAATAACCAGTTCCAATTTCAAGGACATCACCCTCGGATTTATCAAAAACCCTGACCAGCAGTGGAACATGAGTGGCAACTAAACTACTTCTTGGTATACTGTTCATAGTTTTTTATATCTCCCCAATAAGGAAGTATTGTTAATGGTTTAATGTCTGATTTTGTCTGTGTTCTTTTGCTCACGTTGTTTTTAGTTTTGAATGTTATCGCTGGGCTACCCCCCCATGTTTTAGTCCAGTCAGTCTTGTGCCTTTCTTCTACATCTTTTAACCAAAGTTCTCTATCTACTAACTGAGCTCCATCTGAAGCCCCCTTCATTCTAAATTCTCCGTTTTGGCAAACCCAAACATTGTTGTAACGGTAAAAATTCCCCCGTTCTGTTGGTATAAAAGTAAAATATTCTGGAGGATAAAGAAAGTCTGACTCTGCTGTTAGAACGTACGGAGTTGTAATAAACTCCAGACCAGCCTTGATTTGCTTAAACTCACTCTCATAAGAATGAGGCATTTCACCGATACAGAGATTAACCCCTAAATTCATGGGTTTCTGTGTTACTGAAACTATTGGTAAACCGTTGGAGTTTTTAATCAGATTTTGAATTATCTTTTCCTCAAACTCAGGATTTTCCCTGTTGCTAGAATAGTAAAGAATAGTTACTTCCATAATAACTCCTTCCAGTTTTTAGGCCAACCTGGTAACGGTGAAAATTTGTCTATCATTGAGATAAAAAAATCTTTGTTTTCAATTGTCCATTTATTCCATGAATAAGCATAACTAGCCCTGTTTTCATCTCGACTCATGTAGTACATACGCCCATAAGCAGCTCCCTTATGAAGGTGTGCGTACCAGGTGTTTTTGTTTGTTTTAACAAAACCTCCCATTTGCCATGTTTTCATGGAAATCTCCTCGGCCTCTTGACCCCAACCCGTATATCCCTCTATCTGCATAAAACCACACTTATTGAACCATTCCTTCGTCATAAACCAACAAGAGCCTTGAAACTGTAAAGTATCATCTATTGGGATATCCCATCTTTCGAGTGTTCTTGAGTCCCACTTAAAACCGTGTAGGGCTGGAGGGTCAAACTGTAAGGGCCACATGATGTATTCGTAGTCAATCGGTGGTCTGTTATCACTCTGTGGTTGTAACTGCCAATTCTCAGCGTCTAGTCTGTTTCTTCTTGGAATCTGTACCCAGTTTGGTTGATGGTCTTTAATGAGCTGTTCATCAAATCCTGGAGCCATCATACAATGAGCATCAAGCGACATCACATATTCTCCTTTTGCTTCTGAAACAGCTTGGTTGATTCCGTGTCTCTTTTGAGTGTATCTTTGTGCTGGTAGGTGGATATATCTTACTCTAGGGTCGACTACAATGTCCTCAGGAGGCAGTTCGTAACCGTCTAGGACAGGAAGCACCTCAATCTCTCCAGTAGCCTTTTCAAGGACATCCTGGATGGTTCGCTTTAGAAATCGTTCCGTTTTAGACGGGATTATTACGGTTAGCATATTATTCTCCTAAAATAGCGTTTACTCTTCTTGATTTGGTTTCTAATGACGCCTCTCTTGCTTTTAAAATAAGGTCTTTTTCTCTTAATTCTGCTTTTTCTTTGTCAAGTAAGGCTCTGTCTTGGTCGTTTCTTATTTTGTCTAATTTAATCTGTTCTTCCTCTTTATTAATGATATCGATTTGTTCTTGCAGTTTATTTTGTTTTACTTCAAACTTTGTCTGGCTATCAACAAAATGTTTTTCGTCTTGCTGTAATTCTTCTCGGAGGTGTTTAATCTTTTCTGATTCTATTTTTAGCATACCTTCATTTGTATCAAGGGCACCTTTTTGTGAAGTGATATCTCCCCATTCTTTCTTTATATTAAGATTATCTTCTTCTATCTTTTTTAATTTGTCTGCAATCTCGGCCTCTCTAGTGGTGCAGATTTGTTCTCTGGAGGCGATTGCGTCTATTTGCACCTGAAGTTCATCTAAAAGGCTTTTAAGCGAGTTAGCATGCGTAACTATGTTTTCGGAGAGTGTCATACTTTAAACTCAATCTCTTTCATTAATTCTTCAATGATTTCTGGTGAAATATAGGCGATTTCTCTCTCGGCAGCTAATTGATTTGCAAGTCTTTTCTTAACTATCATTGCTTGATTGTGAGTCATCTCTATTTGTTCTCTGGCAGGAATGGTGATATTAAAACCTAGTATGTCTAAAGAGAACTCTTCCTTGCACGGATTAAAGACTCTCTCTTTTTTAGAGAGGTTTTCTGCAGCCTGTTCTTTCAATTGAGAGAGATGCTGAATCATTACGGTTTAACTAATTTAGATTCTTTCTTCATTTCGATTAGGTCGATTACTGGGGTGACTTGTCCTGCTTTTAGAACCATGGCACAGTCAAGTGCTAGTTCAAATTTCTTCAGGGAAGCCTCGATTTCTAAGCGACATTCTTTGACTCTATCTTCGAGTGTTTTCATAAAGATATTATATCATTAACAAAAACACCCCTGACCAAAGGGGTGTTTCATACCAATTACAGACCAAATCTATTATACCGCACTTACATCTCCATCTGCACTGAGTGGGGTGAATCCACAGAAGAATTGAATCTTTCCAGCTGACGAATTATTCGTTGTATAACAATATTCAATATCAGTTTCAATTCCACCAGCTTTTTGAGTAAGGATTATTGGAGAGAAGATGTTTTCGTTTACGGTTGCGGGCTCAAGTATCGCACCAGCAGCGCTCGATTTAAGAGTTACCGCTGTGGCTACTAAGACATTTTTAATTACGACTGACCCTGCTGGGGCACTTGAAAGAGTTGTCCCTCCAACCGCAGTTAGATAAATCTGAGCAGTTTGGTCGTTAAGTCTCCAAGAGGCTGCCGTGTGATTAGAACCTAATGCTGTTAGAACTACTCCGTAAAGAGCGTCTATCCTAACTGAACCCGTTATCTTAAAAATGGGAAGTGTTTGAGCGCCATTGGCACTAAAAGTAAGACTTTTGGTTACAACCATGCCTAATCCTTGAATCGGTACGTTATTCCCATCTCTGGGTAGTGTCCCTTGTGATTGTGCCATATTAGTTAGTTAATTTAGTTAGTTATTGACTTGCCCAGATACCAGTTGTAATTCCTACACTGTACCATTTGGTTCCACTGGAAACCAAAGTAATAGAATCACCGATGGCGTTGGTTGCTGCGGTATTCTTGATACCTGTTCCTGCAGCTGGGGCAACTATTGCAGTGTCTGCATCAGCTCCGACAGCAGCAAACGTGGTAATAACAATGGCTTCAGAAGCAGCTGGGGTAATTAAAATTTCTCCAGAAGCATGGCCACAAATAAAAGTGAAATAAACTCCTGGTCCAGCAACTGCAGGAAGAGTATATGTTTGAGTCGCCGATGTTTTAGTAGCAACATAGACAGTCCCAGAATCAGCAGCACTTAGTGCGTATGTTGAATCTGTTGACTCATCAACATTTCTGATTAACCCTCCCATGACAACACCTGTGACGTTACCCACAACTCCACCAGTAGCAGTGATTGCGCTAGTAACTGATAATGTTGAACCAAACGCAACAGCTTGGTCCGTATTTAATCCATTGTGTTTAACAACTGGCAATGAATCTTCGATTTTGACTGACATATTATTTTTTTGTTTCTCCCTCTCGTGTAGTCATTAGCTCACGGTAAAAGGCATAATTATTAAATTAGGCTAAGAGCCTATCCCAGCCCCCCGACTTTCTGAGGGGCTGAATAGAATCTTAGAGACTCAAGTAAACCGCAATTGGTTTACCGTTATCTTTGGCTTGAAGAGCAATACCCAAACGAGGGGTACCTGCTGTTCCACCTAGAGCGAGAGCGGAAGCGACGGTGAGTGAAGCTTCAACTGCAGAACCCAAGATGATAGAACTGTTGTCAGACAAAGCTGAACAAAGTCCTTTTGTTTGCCACCAACCATATTCACCAGATGGAACTGGATAAATGGCCACACCAACGATTGCACTCGTAAGAGTGGTCACTGGGGCTGAGATAATTCCGTTGAAAGGATTTTTCTTAAGAGCGACTCTTGAAGAGGTACTCAAAGTTGTTCTCAATGGTTCGGCTAGAGTCAAGGTAACATTACCAGTTGTACTGGTTTGTGCAGGATGAGACTCGATTGTATAAGTCTCGGAAAGTCCTGGGGTTACATTGATACTAACAATACCTCCTTGGTATTGATTTTTGGTAACAGCAGCGGTAGCGAGAGTGACGACCATCTCGTAAGCTCCTTTGGTACCTGAAACAACAACTAAGGCGTTGTGGTCAGTACCGATGACTGGTCCTTGACAGACCTCACCTACGACTTGCAGTTCACCTGCTTTGCCGTAAACGAACTCTGAACCATTGTCACCTGCGACTTTGAAGCCGCATTTGTGGGAAGGAACTACTTCAGACTGATAGACGTTAATTCCGCCTACTGTTGCTTGTCCTGTGATAAAAGGCATATTCTTTTAGTTAATTAATTATTAAATACCAGTGATGCCTGTTAAGACGCCGTGTCTACGTGGTTGGTTTGTAACCATCTGTCCGAAGACCCAGATACGTCCGATAAGAGCACCCTGATTAATGACCATCTGCTCTTTCTGGTGGAAGAAGCCGTAGGTGGAATATGGAGCAGCCATCACACCTTCGACGGTTGAGGGGGTACCTAAATCAACCTTCTCAATGATTCCTTCGAATTCACGGGGCACGATATTGCGTCCCAACCATTTCAGGTAATTCTCGTTGAGCATATAAAGGGAACCAGAAGTACAAGCATCATCTTTGATGATTGGAATACCTCTGTAGGTAAGAGCGGTGAAACCAGCAATACCTTTTAGAGCCTCTTTGGAAATCATTTGATTACCAGCACCTCTTACAGGAAGAAGAACATCGTAGTTAGCACGAACAGATGGGAAGAGAAGTCCTTCAACTAAAGACCAAACGGTTTTGGTCGTAACTCCCAAGGTTGGTTCTTCAGATTCAATACCAGCGGCTGAACAATTGTCAAAGAGGGTAGCCATCTGAGAAAGAGAAATCTTGTTAGAAGCAGCAGCGGTAACAGTAGAAGCGAGAGCTGAATATGTTGAACGAGAAAGTCCACCAATTGAAGAAACTGTGGTTCCATCGTCAACGATAGCGCCAAGTCCTAGAGGGGCATTTCCTGTACCAGTTCCGTACATAGCTTTACCTATGCGGTTCTTGGCTTCACCAGCAGCTTCGTCCATCTTGAAAGCCTGAAGATTGATAATACCAGTTGAACCACTGTTAGCAAAAGCCTCAGTCATTCCGAACACTATGGGTTGCTGAAAAGCAGCCTGAGCGTAAGAAAGAGTAAGGGTAGTGTCAGAAGCAGCTGAGTTAAGAGTCTCAAGACCTGCAACGTACTGTCCTTGTGCGGAGTCAACTAATTTGATAGTGTAGTCAGCAGTTTTTCCCATGAATTCCTCGCCTTTGGCCATAATCTTAGAGCCAAGAGTAGCGGAGTTCAAAATGTTATCAACCACTTTTGCATACAACTTTCGTTGTGTGAGGGTATCTACACGATTCCCAAATTGCATACCATCGTAAGCCATTTTGTGTTATTTAATTTATATTCTCGGTAACAAAAAAGCACCGCTTTCACGGTGCTATCTTTGCCCAATTACTTAGTATTATATCACTATTTGCCTTTTGCAATATCCTGAAAAGATTTACCATGGATATCTTCATAACTATAAGCAGAGTGTTCTCCTGGTTGAGAATAAGAATTACGGAACATTACTGGAGCATTTTTATCTCCTCTACCAATTCCGAATTTATAAGCAACATATTTAAAGTTCCACCAGTCTTTATCTCCCTTATCTTTTAATTCTTTCGATTTAGCATAGAGTTCTGCTCTGGCTTGAATTGAAGGGTCTTGCTGTTCTTCTTCAGTTAGTTCAATATTGTCAGCTAGTTTTTTAGCTAATTCTGCTGGGATTTCAGGAAGGAGTCCATCTTTACTTAAATCTTCCAATTGAGCGTCCCAGTATTCATTATTAGCTTCTATTGTTTTCTTTTCTTGTTCTGCTTGAGCTGTCTTTTCTGCTTCGAGTTTGGCTTGTGCTTCAGTTTGTTTCTTTTCGAAAGCCTCGACAGCCTTTCCAACAGTTTTTTCCATGAGTTCTTCATAAGAACCAGGAACGTATGGTTTGTTGTCTTCTTTTTTGTCATCTCCAATTATTTTATTGATAATTTCTTCTCTGGTCTTGGCAGATACTTTTTCTACCAACTCAGGGAATTTTGCCTCGACTTGAGACATGATGTCTGCACCAAAAGCCTCAGGGTCAAAGGACTGTCCTTTATCTTCAATCTGGGGGGTTTCTGGCGTAACAGTAGTAACTTCGGGAGTTATAGCGTTCTTGTTTTCGTCCATAACTACTATTTTATCACCTTTTTATTTTTCCATTTTCTCACGGAGTTTTCTTTCAGCGACTTTCTTGTCCTTAGAACAGGATTTGTGTCCTTTGTCTTTTTGTTCTTCAGACTCTTCTTTTTTATCTTCTTCCATGATTTTTTTGTAGTCTTTTTGGGCCATTTTATTTATTAATTTTTAACTATGTTTCTTTCTTAAATTACGTTCTGCTCTGCGTTTAACATCATAGGCAATCGCAACTGCTTGTTTTTGAGGTTTACCAGCGTGCATTTCTGCGCTCACGTTTTTACTAAAAGCCTCTTTTGATTTAGATTTTGTTAGTGACATTATAGTTTTGCTTTTTGTAATTTTGTATAATATTTAGGGTCTTCTCTTAGATGAGCCTCGGCAATCTTCCTAATTTGACGCATATCTCCATCAGTAACGTCATTATGTTCTTTTTCAACCTGAATACCTTTTTTAAGTTGTTTTTCATAACAATCTATTTTCATAAGGGTTTGCCTTCTGGGGCGGTTTCAAATAATGCGGGAGTACGTCTTAAATTAGGATTAGGTTCGTTCATATTTACTCCTGGAACGGTCTGAGGGGCACCTGCGGTAGTTCCCTGGTCTACAGGTGCGACTCCTGGGGCAATCGTGTTAGCCATCATATTAGTCGTCTGGTTCATTACAAATTTCTGCATATAAAGTTCTGGGGCGGTCTGCATCATCAAAAGTTTCTCAGTTCTACCTTTGGGGTCAGAAGCAGAGACGTCAATGAAGAATGATAATGGGTCGGTTAAACCTAGACGAGCTCTTTCGTAAGCTTCTCTCTTAGCCATTAGTTTGTCGACACCTGAAGCAGAAACAATAATTTCCATGCCATCTTCGACTGAGTCTTGAGTGATTTGTTGGAAGGTAGTAGTTCCCTCTGGACCTACGACTCTAACAATGTGTTCGTCAGTATAAAATAATTTAATAAATTGCATTGCCCACATGGCCATTTTCTCTGCTGCATAGTTAATCGTATCCTCAACAGTATCATCAATACGTCCATAATCAGCCTCACGTAGAATTTGACGACCCATAGCGGTTTCTTCACCTCCACGCTCACCTCGAGTAGTAGAGTTTGTTCCCATCTTAGAGAATAAACGTTCTTTGTCATCATTTAATTCTTTATAAAGTCCTGCTGGTGCTGGAGTTCCTGCAATATAGTGATGTGTCTCGTTAAGAGGTCCAGAGACGACTAAATCTTGTTTGGGATTATCCAAATCTAGTCTCTCGATATCTTTTTTGGTTAAACCACTCTTGGTAGAAAAAACGTGTTTACCTCTAGCTTGGTCATTCATCTCAGAAATCTGCATACCACGCTTGTTGATGTTTTCTTGAATAGCAATTGACTGTTCGATACGAGAGGTGTAATCCAATGGATATTCACCCCAAAGGTCATAGTTAATGAAAATATATGGCTTTTGAGGACTGTTAAAGTAGTTATGATAGACTTTTCCTAATTCTGATGGCAATTCACCACTTAAAGCGTCTGGAAGACTTTGTAGGGGTAAAGGATTGCCTTGTATGTCAGTCAATTTAGCGTCACCGACCCAGTCCCAGTAGGGATTTTTCATCTTTCCTAGAACAATATCGTCATATTTCCAAACAACAGCTTCGATTTCTCTCCATTTAGCTTCTTCTTTAGTATTTTCTGAGGCTGTTTTCTTTTCAACCTTAATTGGTTCCTCTTTTTCCCATGTTTTGAACCAAACTTCCCAAATTTTAACTGTAGAAGCCATTTTTTCTTCACGATTTGACTCACTTACCCCAACTTTTTTCTCAAATTCGTCTGCTTTCTTGGGAAAACGCACACAAACATCTTTTACTGTGAGTTCTATCTCTTCAGCAATATATTGCATGTCTTCAGGGTTGTTGGTTGGACAAGTGTGGTCAAGAACGATGTTCTCAGGATGGACTACTTTGAATTTGTAATCGCCAATTTTGGTTTCATTCGGGTCCCAGTAGGCCTTAATGACTCCTTGGAAATAAACTGGGAGATGTTTCCAGGCAACTCCTAAAACACGACGGTTCTCACGCTTTCTAATGTCAGAATTAATGACTTTAGTCATGTTAGCAGCCAAATCTTTAGATTCTTGGGTATCTTTAGCTGGTTTAACCAAAAGGTCAGGCATTCTCGAAAGAGCAATTGGTTTAATCATTGATTCTGCCTCGTAAATCAAGTTATCAACATAAGGCGTTTGATAACGCTTCATGTTACGTACGTTTAGTTGATTACCTCTTAAAAAGTCTTTGTTCTTTTGTCTACGATTGTAAAGGTCAATTCTGTCAGAGTTATAGAATTGTTTTGAGTCTTGAATTCTTTGGTCGATAATCCTAACCAAATCCTTATCTTCTGCTTTTAAACTTAAGGCATCGGATTCTATTCCTACCTCATCTGCTCTACGATTTAGTATCGGACTTTCTTTCGAATAGTATTGAATTGACATTGTATAAAAAAACCGCCTCTAAGCGGATATAGTTCCTAATGGGTCTATTTTATCACTTATTAAAAATATCCTCTACTTCATCAGCGAAAGTAATTTGTTTAACGATATGATTCTTCTTACGCCATTCCTGAATACTCTCAATATTTAGTTTAATCAATCGAGCCTCCTCTTCTATTTCTTTTTTTCTGAAAGGCAAGGCTGAAACCCACTCTTTTCTGAGGTCGTTTAGCATTGATTCCCATTTGTTTATTATTCCCATATAGTCATTGACAAACTACCCCTTTTGAGGATATAATCTGAATCGGAAGTTTAACTTAGACAGTTACTGGTATTGTAGTTCATCGAATTCATGACCTGTCAACCAGAAGAGTAGTGGTTAATCCACTCTACCACTTCCACCCTTAATTGGGTTTATTGCACGACAAGGCTTTCCCCCTTAAACCCCCTTCCTCTTTGGGAGAACTTTCTTTCTTTGTCGAGTTACTGACCACACCATTGTATTTTTTATAAACGACGGGAGCTTGCTTTAGAACTCAATGCACATCGTTTTACTTATCTAGTTTAAACGGAGACAGGAAACGGCTTGTTTTGCTCCTGACTAGAATGGTGTACCGTAGGACTTCAATCTCTATCCTGTTAATACTAAAAAACCCCTTTCGAGCGGTGCCTGTGCTAGTAAGTGAGTACACAAACAGCACCCGAAAAGGGTTCACTTACTATCAAGTATTTGCTCGACTGGATTTTCCAGTAACAGTATCTTCTCACCTTTTTAAGTGTTTGTCAATAGGGTATAATACGTTTATGATAATTGCTCTTATAATTGCCTTCCTGATAACAGTAATTTCATTTACCCTCGGTGTAATGTTCACACTATTTTTTTCTAAATCTGACACTTACGATAGGGTAGTGGAAAGACTTCCCAAAAAAGAGAAGGAACCCGTTATAGGTGTTATAGAGCGTCCTGATGCCCGTACGGTTAATAAAACTACCTTAGAAGAAGAAACAGAAGAAGAAATGGCTAAAGTATTAAGAAAGGCTTATCCTAAAAAATGATAATTGACCTAAGACCTGCTAGATTAAAATTAACGACGGTTTATTTAGATTACGACCCTCAAGACCAACTTACTCTGTTTTATTGTCATCGTTGTAGATATCCAATGTTTCAGTATTCTGGTGAGATTATTCAGCTCTTACCAGGAGTAGGGGATTTCTCTCCTCCGATAATCATTCAGTGTGGCAATAAAGACTGTAAACATAAATACGCAATATTAGGATTTATTAAACCGATATGAGTGTAAAATTCTGCGTATTGTGTAAAAAAGAACACGATGACCATGGCTGGCTATTTAGAAGCTGGGATGATGTAGATGGTTGGGCATGCACTCAATATTTTAAGCCTAGCGGCTCTTGGTCGATGGAAAATAACATAACTTCGGAAACGTATCAAAAAAGATATGAAGCTAGTAGGGATTTGGTACAACCTTTTAGAGACGGTGTTCCTTCAGCTGAATACGTTAAATTAACAGGTGGTAAAAATATGTCCAAAGAAGACATTAAGCGTGCTCAACCTGTGTGGCAGGATGTGCCTGGTTTAAAAGGAGTTTGCAATAGAAGCGATAATATGATTAAAAAATGAAAAAAATAGGGTATCAAAAGTCATCAGAAATTGATTGGAATGTCTGGAAAAGAGACGCGAGAGGTAAATTGGTCTTAAAACACCCCCCTGTAAAAGAAAAGGTCTTAAATGCTAAAGAAAAGGTCTTTGCTAGAGAATACATGATTCACGGAAACGCCACTAAAGCCTACGAAATTGCCTATGGAGTTAAACATGAAACGGCGAAATGTCTAGGTTCAAAGAAACTTAAATCTAAAGGATTTTCAACTATTTTAGACCGAGCGGGAGTTACAGATTCCCTTTTAGCTGACGTTATGAAAGAAGGGTTAGGCGCCACTAAGGTTCAGACCTCACCCACAGAACCTGATAGGAATGTTGAAGACTACGGAGTTAGGCATAAATATTTAGAAACCGCTCTTAAGGTTAAAGGTCACATGACTAATATTGAACAACAGAATAATATTCAAGTAAATATTCTTGATTATGTAGAAAATGACAAATGAAATTAATATCACTCTCCAGCCGAAGCAAAAAGAAGCCTTCATCAAAAGTCTTAAAACAGGTGTGTTCTTTTATGGAGGAGCTAGGGGTGGAGGAAAGTCTTACCTGGTCAGAGCTCGTGAAGTATATCGAAGGCTTAAACACCCTAAAACGACAGGGCTCATCATTAGAAAAACATACCCAGAACTCTTAAGTAACCATATCCGTAAGTTCTTCGAAGAATACCCTCAGACTAAAAACTGGTACAACAAAGGCGAAAAAGCTATATATTGGCCTAATGGTTCGGTAACTGAATTTTCCCACCTCTCATCAACCGACGATGTTTACAGTTATCAAGGAAGAGAGTTTGTGGATATTAGCGTCGATGAAGCAGGACAGCACGAAGAGGAAGTAATTAAAATTTTACGTGCTTCTTTACGTACGACTAACCCTACAGTTAAGCCGACAATGTTTTTAACTGGGAACCCTGGAGGAATAGGTCATCAGTGGTTAAAGAGAATCTTCGTAGATAGGAATTTCACTGAAACAGAGGAGCCTAATGATTATGGATTTGTTCAAGCTAAGGTTTACGATAATTTAGCTCTTATGAAAGCGAACCCTGAGTATATCGGAAACCTTAAGGCTTTACCTGAAGAGAAGCGTAGAGCTTATTTAGATGGAGACTGGGATGTATTTTCAGGTCAGGTATTTTCAGAATTTAGACGAGATTTACATATAATTAAAGGTTTCTATCCTCGTAAAGATATCCCTATATTTCTATCTTTTGACTGGGGATATAACGCTCCATTTGCTTGCTACGCACATATCATGCTAGATTTAAAACTCGAGGGGAAACCCTTTAAAAGAATCATTACTTTTAAAGAATGGTATGGAAAGGAAAAACACCCCGCGGAGTGGGCAAAGGAAATTTATGATGATATTAAATCGTTTAAGGTTTTAGACGCATACTGTGACCCAGCCATGTTTAACCGCAAATCAGACGGCTCTATTTCTATTTCGGATGAATTTACTAATGAGTGGGATGCTTTAAACGGAGAATACTGGATAGGGCTTTCAAGAGGCTCTAACGACCGCATTAAGGGTTGGGCTTTAATGCACAAGTGGCTCTCTTGTGCTCCTGACGGGTTCCCTTTTTGGCAGATAAGTGATAGATGTGAGAATTTAATAAGAACCTTACCTTTTTTAGTTTATGACGAACACAGAGTGGAAGACTTAGATACCACTCAGGAAGACCACGCCGCGGATGCTTGTAGATACCTTCTGTCGTCCTTAAGTTACATCCCTGAAGGTATTGGAGGAGTCTTAAGCAATCAAGGAGAGAAAAAGATTGTGACTGTTTTAAACCCTCAAGGTCAAGCCATTCAGGAGGACGATTTGGGATTAGCTTTTCAAGAAGAGGCTGAGAGAGCATATATGGATTCACTTTAATCTTTACATCCGAAGCGACAAAGACCGACCATAGAACCGTGTTTACACAATTGAATATCTTTTTTGGCAGCGACTTCTTCTATCATTTTTTTAACAGTTAATGTTTGTTTTTTAGCAGGACCTCCAGAATACAATCTTTCCTTAACCTCTCCGTTAGGAAATACTAATTTTTCGGTTAACTCTCTTTTAAGACACTGACGAATAAATTCGGCCCTACTCTCATAAGGATTAGCCTTGTCTATGCTCTCTAGTAACGAATCGTTAAGTGATATCACTATTCTTTTTAACTTCATATCACCAGTATATCACAATGATATCACTAAGGTCAATGGTTGGTTTTATTTTTTAGGCACGAGGATAGTTGGGATATTTTTGAGATTTTAGACAGACGCGATATAAGGATGTCCCACTATGGGTTCCCTAACGCCTCTCCCCTCCCCCACCCCCTATTATCGACTTTCAAGAATAGAACGTCGCACATTAATTCTTTTACGACGTATGTTTAGGCACGTTTAGTAGCATAGCACACAATATAGGCTAAGGGTTGGCGCTATTACAACACGCAACAAACTTAGCAAACATAGGTGATACTATAAGCATCAGCCACAACAGACTAGGAAGGCTTTAAACAACATTAAGGAAACAAACACACACAAATCAATCCATAACACATTTTAGAGGTATTACAGTACTTGGTACATCTCATCCACCGTAAGGCGTTTATCCTTATTAAGTCTACGGGCATAACTTCACCGTCCACCTTTACCAAACATTCCCCGCAAAAAGTGCTTCAATTCTGAAGCTAGACATCATGTTGACAACATGGGTATATAGTAGTAATATGGTTACAGTTAAGCTAATCATTATCAAACCAGCTTAACAACTATATGACCAATCACAAACCACTGAAGGAATACATGAAGGACAACGCTATTCAGTATATGATTGACTGTTGTGGGTATAGTGTTGAAGAGTGCATGGAGTTTACCGATGAGGAAATAAACGACTTCATCGAGAACAACCTAGACGAGATTATTAAATACACAAAATAACCATGACCGATTACAGAGACTATCACAAATCATCAATCAACCCACTAGGCGAACTACTAACTGTATTGGTTGCCATTGCCCTATTATCAATTTTATTATATTTAATATGACTAACACCTATAAACTCATTAAACAAACTCATAAGCAAGTTATAAAAGACACGGGTTGCTCTGCTTATCTTATCCGCCAAATCATCAATCATGCAGGTGGTAGTATGTACCGCTTGAATAGTGGTTCGGCTGATTGCTATGAATTTACGATTGACTATGATTGTAAGTCGTGGGAAGGTGGTTGGGATTGGTCTGATGACTTAGTGAGTCGAAATTCTCAATATATATATAAGTTTGAAGACAAGAAGATATATAAAATAATTAAATAAACTTAACACCGCCCATTACGGTGGGCGTTGATTAGGTTTAGTACATTAACAACCAGTAAGCACACGAAAAGCCGATTTAATGGCGCTCTGGTGGCTTACGTTATTATAAACAAACAAAGAAAATGAAACAAAATGTCACTGAACAAATGTTCATCAATGGTTTTCCTGAATGTCATAAGGATAACTTCAGCTATGCTGGTAAAAAGGCTTTATACGACTATCTGACCGATTTTGAAGAATGTGATGGGGAAGAATTAGAATTTGACCCCATTGCCTTGTGTTGTGAGTATAGCGAATATACAACAGCCAGAGAAGCGTATGACGATTATTGCTCATCAACAGGTCACAAAGACTTGTCGGAAGATAAAGCCCTCGAATGGTTGTACGACAACACCGACGTAATACAGTTTGATGACAACACCGTTGATGGACGTGGAGTTATTATCAGACAATTCTAAACATGACCACAAAACACTTTAACGCCATATTAGCCAAAAATAATATCATCACCGAAATAATGCAAGCTGATAAGAATAACGATATTGATATACCATACATTATCCACGAGTTAAAGGATATCGAGAAATATATTGGAGAAGCTAATCAGCCAAGCGTAGACGAGATTATTAAAGAATATACACACGAATGACCAAAAAAGATATAGGTAGATTAATCAATAATTTAATCGTTCCAAAATTCCACTGCCAAGGATATCACGGTAAAATGGAAGAATTATTTGAATGTAAAGATTGTATGAGTGCATTAGAACCTTCACCCATAATCCGCTTCAGATGGTTTTTGGTAAGGATTAATAATAAATTATTTAACATCAAATAACATGACCAAAAAAGACTACAAAATGATTGCATGGGTGTTTAATCAAAAAATGTGCGAGAATGAAGCAAAAAACAATATGAGTGATAATTTATATTCACAAATGTATTATGCTATTTTATGTCGCATGGTTAATACACTTAAAGCAGACAACCCCAAATTTAATGCAGATAAGTTTATGCAAGAAGTCAGATAACAATAGACGAGGATGGGCTGAAAAAAACCCAACAATTAACCCGCTATGTTACTAATAAGTAACAGCGGGTTTTTTGTGATGTGTGCTATAAGTAGCCCATACCAGAAACAACCCGAACTGAGCAGTCCACCGATTCAAAACAAATTGAATTTTTTGATTTTGAAAAATGGAATTTAGCTAGGCACAGTTTTTCTAATACTTGACAAACACCCCATTATCAATTACAATATACCCATATGACCAAATTAACAGACCAGACCAGCCTTTCTCAGGCTATAGAGAACTCCATTAAAACAAACATAGAAGTCAGCAAACACTGGCTCGAAGGACATTACGTTCCTTGCGAATCATGTGGCGAAATGACTCCTGAAGCAGAAATGGAATCAGTTAGTGTTGATGAAGATAGATTAGCACTCGTTTGCCCCAAGTGCTATTTCGGATTAGAAGAAAGAGCGGATGAATTTGAACCAAGTGCAAGAGATGAAGCGTTGGAAGACATTACCAGAGAGAATTGTAAATCAATCATATTATGAAATTATATATAAAAGTAAAACATTTACTTGAAGAGTTTCCTGAATTGAGAGATTCAGACAAGAAATTAGTTTGGAAGATTTGGAAAGATGAAGGTGATATTGAAACCTCACAATTTGGAGAAGATTGTATTACTTATGACAGTTTTTTTAAGGCGACAGGGCATGATAATATCACCAGAGCCCGTAGAATGGTTCAAGCTGACTGTCCTGAGTTAAGAGGTAATAAATGGGTACAGAAACAGAGAAAGCTTAAAGAGACAGCTAAAGGAACTCACGTATATCATGAAGATTACAAACCAACATTATTTTAATAACATGCTAGGATTTTTATTGGGTTGGTTACTTTTTTCAAAAACACCAGAACCGTGTCATTGTACTGAATGTAAAAAAGCGAGAGCAAAAGAATTAAAAGCACGCATTAAATATTATAAAGAACATCCACAATTTGCAGGAAGTACAGGACCTTCAGGGAGTTGTAGCCCATCAATGAAATAAATATGAAAATAGACCAAACACTTGATAGACACATTAGTAAATTAATGCTTGAAGAAAATAAGAAAGAGCGTGAAAATCATGTGAGTTCGGGCAAACTCTCCGCTTCGATGTTGGGCCAACCCTTGCAATGGCAAATTCTTAAATCAATCGGAGTTCCGCCTAAAGAAATAGATGAATATACTTTACGTGTTTTTAAAAGAGGAAAAGATATTGAAGATTGGATTGTTAAGTTAATGCCAGGATTGGTCGATACTCAAGTTGCTGTAACATATCGAAATGTCGTGGGATTTATCGATGCTTGGGTGGACACGGAAGGGTATGAATTTAAAGAAGGGATTATTCCCTTTGAAGTTAAGAGCGTTAAAAACAGTAAGTTTAAAAGAATTATCGAACAGGGCTCTCCTGACCGCTCCCATTTACTTCAAGGAGCGTTATATGCTCTTGCTAAAGGGTGTAAATCATTTGAGATAGTATATATTGCTGCTGATGATTTAAGAATTCAATCATTCGTAATGAATGCTTTTGATTTTAAATTCGAGATTGATAAGATTATTGATGTCTATGATAATCAATTAAAATTAAGATATGTTCCCGAGTTCGTTGCAGTTGAACCTTGGATGAGTTCGGTTCAGTATAATAATTATCCTGAATGGATGTGTAAGAGTCCCGAAGAAATTAGAGCTAAATTAGAATATGAATATCCTGAATCTTACAAAAGGTTATTAAATTATAAACAAAGCTGTTAAACAGCAAACAATATGAAAGACACAACCTTAAAAGTGTTGTCGTGGGTGTTAATAATTTGGACTTCCTTTGGAGTCATTGGTACTTTAACTAGTGCTTCGGACACTGCACTGTTTGAGTTGGTTTTTGAGGCACTTATCGTCTTCCAAGGAATCCGTACACTTAGACATCTAAAATGATAATCAAATCAACCCTAGAATTAAATGGAGCAAAATATGAGTTCCAGATTGAGGAAAAAGACGATTTGGATGCACTGCATAAATCTATCGTCTTGAGTAATCCTCCCAGAAAATGTGATATTTGTTCAGAGGTAGGTAAGATTAAGTTTATCTCTAATAAAGATACTGAAGGCAATACTTATGTCAATGTTAAATGTCAGTGCGGAGCTTCTGCTAAATTAGGACTCTATAAAACAGGAGGATTCTTCTGGCACAAATTTGAACAATATGTTCCGAAAGATAAAGCATGAAAACTGATTCGACCATTAAATCACATTGGCCAGTGGAAATAAGAGAACGCTTTTTAGATTTTTGTAGATTGAAAGAATTTCCTTATGGCAGAGTTCTGTGGACATTGGGTAGGATGTTTGTTGAGGGTAAGATTGACCCTAAAGAGTTTGGTCGAGAGTATTATTTAAGTTCTCAGAATGTGATGAAGAATCATGCCAATGAATTAAACAAAAGCAGAATTAACGGGGATGTAGCTTACGAGTTACACAAAGACTTGACAAACTCCCCAGATAGTAGTAATATAAGTAAGTAGCCTAACTTGTACGTTTAAAAACTTTTGCAGTTCCATCCCCTAAGAAATTTGGGGGCATGGAGGATGAATTAGGACCGTCCCCTTATAGGGAAGCCGAGTGACTACCATAATTGTCCTTGGGATTATTAAGGCCGTGATTCACCCTTCATGAAAAGAAATTGTTTAAGTAAACTACCTAAAGCACCGTTCTGGGTGATAATTATCATGTTTGTCATCCAAGTATTTTTAGTCTACGTGTTAGGTAATCTATATAAAAGATTGAGCGCCTCACAAGCGGAACTAAAGATACTTCAGTCTACTCATGTTCACACTTGGATTATGGACGAATCGTGCTCTAAACAATTATTAAATAGCGATACTTTAAGATTAAAATTAAAATGACAAGAGAATGCCATCGCTGCCACCATCAAGTAGACATATCAGAAATCTATGTAGGTAGACGAAGAAAGAACTGGCCTAACCCTATGTGTAAGGAATGCTCTAAACATTACGACATACCAGTTAAGTATTACGAATATACAAACGAAAAAATGACACCAATACAAATACTCTTAAACGCAGGTTATCCAAAGGATTACGCTTTATCAATCATTAATCGGGGATTATGAAACACAAAGGTAAGAGTTATCCGATATCAGAGATTATTAAAAAAGTAAAAAGTTTATGAATGGAACACAAAACCTAAATTTTGCGGAGTGTTTGAAAAGTATTAACAATATCGGCTCAACTACCTATCAGAATGTCTGTGATGGAACACAATCAGTTGTTCCATGGGGAACTAGCGATTGGTTATTATCTGCTTTTGTTGTAATATTTCTTATCTTACTTGCGACCATATTCTTAGGAATGATAACAGACACATACAGGCATTATTAAGGAAATAGTAAAGAAAGTTAAAGCATTATAAATTAATTAAAAAATGAATATAAAAAACCTATTCAAAAAACGAACCTCAAAAATTGAGGAATTATCAGAAAAAATAGAGAATCTTGAAAATAGAATATTTCAAAAAGATAAACCTGACACTTTTTTTAGCTTTAGTATATTTCCATTTTCACGAGACTATTCTCTAGAGGAAAAAATGGATGATAAATGCGAAAGATTAGAAAAGGATATCAGAGAGGTTGAAAATAAGATAGAAGCAGTTAAAAAGTATTTAGATATTAAAACTATTACAACAAAGAGCGAAGTCGTAGCAATCAAAAAAGTAAAGAAAATTAAGAAATAGCCCTGACCCCGCTTCTATACAAATGGAGGCGGTGATGAGGACTGAACATTGAAATATTTTATAATTATGATATAATATTCTTATGGTAAAGAAATGTCCTGGGTGTAAAGAAATTAAAGATTCAAGTCTATTCTATAAGTCTCTAACCCGTCATGATGGAATTACATCTACTTGTAAGGATTGTATAAAGAAAACAACACACACAGAAGAATACAGAGAATGGATGAGAAACTACATGCGTAAAAGGAATGGTAATAAAAACATAGATAGCTTGAAAATTGTAATTATTCCAGAGCTAGAGAAAAAATTAGGAATAAGGATAACTGATAAATTTATAACTTCAGATAAAAACAAAAAACACATATCGAGAGAAAGAGCTAAATATTATATAGAAACAAAACCATGCGTTATTTGTGGAACTGAGGAAGATATAGAAAGACATCATTTTGATTACAACAAACCTCTTGATGTGACATTTTTATGTATGAAACATCACAGAAAACTCCACGCCGAATTAAGAAGGTTATATAAATTTAGTTATAAAAATCTTTCTTAATTGCACTTTAACAGTAGTAAAACAACTAGGTGGATAACAGGACAAAAAGCTAGACGGCGGAATACCGTAACTAACTGGTTAGCTCAGAAAGGTGTCCATCTAGTTGCTTTGCTATTTAAGAGAATAAACACAGAGAGATACGGACACTTGTTAGCCGATGATTAAGGTTTAACAGTGAAAAAAGCTTTAGTCAAGCACGGAGACTAATGTAAGAACCCGTAACCGTTCCTCTCTCTGTGTTTGTTCTTTTAGCACATTGATAGAAAATTAAAAGATAGGGAGATAGCTTGAAGCTATAAAAGAGGCATCTTTGTTGTGAGTTCGATTCTCACCATACTAAGGGTACTCGGCAGAGGCGTATGAAAATTGGAAACTGCGTGTCAAATCACGCCCCTATCTTTTAGTCTTTTAGATTCTTGAGAGGGGAGGCTGTATATGGGGAGAGTGAGACTTGCTCCGCTGGCCACCTGTTACAGCTCTCCCTCTGAACAATTTAATAAAAACAATTAAAAATATATATCAAATATATAAGAATTAACAAAAATATATGAAGAAATACAAATATACTCGTGACCAAATAGCAAGGTTCGTCCTGTCTGCCACCACTAAAACGGGATTTGATTTCTTTGCCGACCTCCTCGCCACTAAACCAGAGTCAGACAAAGAGAAGTGTGAGTGCTATGTTGAGGATTCAGACTCAGAAGATAAGTGTAAAAAGTGTGGAATGTCATTTGGAGAACACGAACTTAAACCAGATTCGGTTATTTTAGTCAACGATGTAAAGAAGTTTAATTGCCGTTCTACCAAACCCCAAGAAGAACTAGAGGTGGAGGAAATAGTAATGATAAAGCGTGTAATAGATGGTAATGAGTTTTCTTGTTATGGTTTACAAGAAGTTGGAGATAAATTAAATCTTCTTATTAAAGCCCACAATGCACTCGTTTCCAAAGTTACTAATTTAGTTAAATAAGAATGAAAGACATAATGCTAAAATACACAACAAGAATAGCAACGACAAAAGCACAGGCTATTGAAACATTCCTCTACAAGAACATTCCTTCGTGGCAGACAAAATTGATGTTAAAGTATCCTTTCACAAGAGGATTGTTTGGCTGGAGAATTGAACAACACGACAACAAACTAGACGACCAAGGTAGATTTTTAACGAGAGTGGATTTATATAGATGGAAAAAGCCAGTAGACACCCTGATGATTACCATTAAACTTAAAACCATATGAAAAAACAAAACGATTGGTCTGAGGTAGATGAGAGGTTTGATGAGAAGTTTGTGTGGCCTGACAATATGGTTGACCATGATGCAGACGACATTAAGTCTTTCTGGCACTCCGAACTAGAGAAAGTAAGACAGGAAGCCGAAGATAATATGCGAAAGAGGTGCGTTGAAGCGTTGCCGAAAGACACATCGGATTACATTGAGGAATTAGGT